CCAATGTAAGTATTTCCGTTGACTACTTCAGCCATGTCGCCCCCTTATGTAGAAATGCTATCTACGTATGAAACCCAGATATCTAGCGCGGAGCCTGTGTTCGACTTAGCGTGAAGAATATCCCCACTTTGAAGAACAATCTTTGCGCCGCCTTGAATTAACTCAACAGATGAGTTAGGCGGAACGGTAAGCCCCTTGCAGATGTGGTAGTCAGTACCCGCTCCTGCGGCATCAATGTAGCAATCAGCAGTAACAGCAGACGAGAGAATGTTCGTTACGCGAATGCCAATTAACGCATCATCTGAGTTACTGGTTAGCAAGGTTGCCTCACCAGTTCCTACAGCCGCTGAATACGCTCGTTCAAAATCTTGTGCCATTTGTATCCCCTATAAAGCAATAGCCATAGCAACTGCAAAGCCGGGACTAGCCGCTGTAACGGTTCCCCATGACGCATCCGTACCGTTTGTCGTCAGGTATTTACCAGACTGACCAGACATATTAGGTACAATCGCCGCAGTAGACGTAGATGGAAAACTGTTCTTAAGAACTGTCTTAATCATTCGCAGATGATCGTCACCCTCGCCTACCGGATCGCCAACAACAGGGTTAGTGTTAACTAATTGTGTAACCCAACTTGCGCTTTCTACAGCCATTACGCACTCGCCGCAGTCAGCGTGACAGTCACCTCAAGCGTGTCGCCAGAGATAACAGAACGGGATGATGCAAAGTCTACGACACCGTACAAGGTTCCCGTAGTTCCAGACTTAGTGCTGTTGCTAGTAATAAACGCACCAGCAATCGTTGCGGTGCCGTTAATTGAGTAAGTAGCCAAGTTGCCTACGTTGTCAATACTTCCAGAAGAAGCAGTGCCTAACGTAAGCGTTTGACGTACGCTCTGACTGTATGAAGTATTTTCCGTCCATCCGGAATGGGAACCCATTGTGTCTCCAGCCGCCGCAGATCCGGCATTTTTAAGTCCAACATACCAAGTGGTAATCTGTGTGCCGCCGTCAAGAGTGCTTGACAGAACATGGTTCAGCCCTTCCGTAGTAACAAGGTTGGGTTTAATTTCACGCCACTTCTCATTTCCTTCTGAGTCGTAGCAAACTACCTCCCAGACGTTCTTCAGCCCGAGATTCATTACTGAGTTTTGTTTCATTTTTAAGCCTCCTTCGGCTACAAAGTTAGGTGTAACAGGAATCAATTTGGGTACTCCTTATTAGTCCAAGTTGTATTAATGTTATCAACATCAGACCAAGTATCACTTGGACCGCTGACAGCAGACCACAAATTGCTTGGGTCTTGAACGTCACTCCAGAGAAGTTTTTGTCCCCCAGAGTATATCATTACTACGGATGTAGTAATACTTTCTGGGTATTTTGTATTGTTTACATACCCGCTAATTAAGTCATAGTCTGCAACGCCCACCATTGTTCCAATTGCAGAACTTGTTTTATCTAGGCTTAATCCAAATGCAACACCTCTTGTAATAATCGTGTTACCAATCAGGGTGTAGCCAGAGTTAAGATCGTATTGAGCAGATGCAACTGCTTGGTTTATTGACGATGAAGAATAGCCAGCATCTACATCAAAATTAACAGCGCCTACTAACGTAGCATCTAGACCAAGTGTGTAATCGTTTTCTATGCCGTAAGTTACAGTTGGAAATGCCGTGTATAATCCAGTATTTGAATATCCAGCATCCAAATCAAACTGCACAGATCTTGGAATAATTGCGTTTCCAACATTAATGTAGTCCAATTCCGCCGCATAGTTTGCTGATGCTGCCGCTTGCATTATGGAGGCGGTGCTATATCCGCTAGATATATCAAAGTCTGCGGATCCAACTGTTGACAGTGTAGTTGCCAGAGAGTAAGCGTTATCTAATGCAAAGGTTGATGCACCAACAGCAGACAGTATAGTAGTTTTTGTTAGCCCGGCATTAATTCCGTAATCCGCTTCTTCTTGCGCTCTGAAACCACCGGCGCTTGTATAACCCATATCTTGGGCAAAAGAAATGGCTTGATCGGCAGTATAAAATCCGGTTTGGCTATATCCAGTATCTACGCCAAATGTAACAGATGGCCTTGATATTTCATTCCCGTTTATAGAATAATTAGAATCTACACCAAAAGATATGCTTTTGCTGTATTTAATACCTGCAAATATTGTATAGGTAAAATTATTAGCAAATGTTGCGTCTGCAACATAGGTTAAATTACCTGCTTGTGTGTAACCAGCATCTACAGCAAAAGATGGAGACTCACCCTTAGCAGGGGAGTTCCAGTTAATTCCTATATTACTCCAGTATATTGGAGATGTGGCTTCCGCCCATGTGATAGGAGCCGTCAATAATAACCACCAGTGTTCATCACTCTAAGCGCGGAGCCTGAGTGACGATCCTTGTTGTCCTGCTCTTGGATGTCAGCAATAGACTGTCTAAATGCTGTAGCCCATAATTGTACGCGAGCATCGTTCATAATAAACGGCTCTGCTTCTAACAATGCGCCATAAAGATATACATCTGGCGCGTTAGTAATTACCCAGTTAGTGGGAGCGGCATCAGACAGCGCAGTAAATGTTTCATAAAATAACATTTCAATAGTCTGTACGCTGTCAGGTGTCGGGCCTAACTGCAACTCATTAGCAATTACAGTATAGAACTTGGGCGTACCACTGGATGATCCGCCATACAGTCTGTCAAATATCTCAGGAGTAACATACTGCATTGGTGTTACTGGGCTGGTATTAATCTGTATATTACGCATTTGTACAAACCGCGCAGGCAATGCAAGGTTCTGCTGGCCTGCGACAGTAGATGCAGTTTGCTTAGACTCCATAGCACGAATACGGAGAACCCGATTAAACCGAGCCTCCGCTAGTGCAATAAACTCAGGTATGCGGTCAGTCAGATCGTCACGATCTAACCAGTTTGCTACCGCAGTTTTGAGTTCTGTGTAATTAGATATAGCCATTAACTGTTCTTACTTGCAAACCATACTCGGTTGTTAATAATAGGCAGTTGGTTATTACCAGTGAATGTAGGTTGGTATAGCCACATAATTAAATCCTCGTAGGAGTTGTCCTAAAGTATTTGTTATCAGGGTCGTTGAGGTATTTCTTGAGTAGATTAGTATCGCTTTGAATTGCACCATTTGTTTCTTTCATCCATTTTTCCCATATAGTAATAGGAATAGATGCTACTCGTATACCATCGCCCATTTTACCCGGAGTCTTTTTGTCTCCGTAGTTGTTATAATCTATTTTGTTATTATCAAGAATTGCTGTAGGGTCTTGATACGTTTCTAAAGTAAATCCGCCGTCATCTTCTGGAATAAACTTTTGCCACTTTTCTGCTGATCGTTTAGACATGATAAGAACTATTTTTTCCTGTTAAGATATCTTCCATTTGGTTTTTTAAAGACTTAGGTTTTTGAACTACTTGTTTCTTTTTTGTTTCTTTTTTTAATCCGTCTTTTAATTGCTTTCTCGTTGATGTACTCATGCTCTCTAAACCATATTGTCATTACCCATTTTTCTCCGCTATCAGGCGGTAAGCCCATATGCATTGATAATGGATGTGGTTGTTTATCTTTATCTAAATTACCAAACATTAGTATTCGTCCTTGCATTGCCTGGACTACTAAACCTAAATTTGGAAATCCAGTAGAACCGCCATCTGAATCATTAAGATAAAGAAGAAGGGTTACACTTCTATTGCCAGCATCTTTTAATTCAGGCGCTTGTTCAATCTTTGCGTCTGAAGGCCAAGCATCATAATGTGGCTTATACTCTTGCCCAACTGTATATCTTTGTATAGTTACTGGCTCTGCTTGTTTAAAAGAAACCCTTGCTATACCAGATAATCTTTTAACAATTCCATCTAATATTTGGTCAGAACCATAAGGTATAAATACGCCCTCACTAGTTCTTTTTTCATCTAATATTTGTGTGCCATTTTGGTTTACTTTATTTTTTTGTAACCCAATTGTTTTGGCTAAGTTTATTAAATATCCACACTCTTGCGGTGTTGATACATTGTCTTGTACAACTACTGTAGGTATAGAATTATATATAAACATAAAGGGATCAGGGGGCCGAAGCCCCCATCACCTTACTCCTTACGAAACGCCGACAATCAATCCATTGCCGTTGCCGTTTTTAGCACGAAGACCGTACTCAGCGATCATCATCTGTTTGATGCCGTCGCCAGTTTTAGACAGGTTTTCGGTTTTGAACGGACGCAAGTAATCAAGCGACCACAGATCGTAGTCAATGATATACACTTGGTTAGCAAGGCAGAAACGGTTCGGCACGATTTTGAACGTACCAAAGTCCGTCACCAGAACGTCAACCGCGTTAACCGCAGTAGCCGCGCTG